TTCTTTATGTTGTTTGTTCCTGTTATGGGTCTTTGGACAAGTTCCATCGGTATTATTGGTCTTGCTCTCAACCTTCGCGCTTATGACTTTGTTTCCCAAGAAATCAGAGCAGCAGAAGATCCAGAGTTTGAGACGTTCTACACCAAGAACATTCTCTTGAATGAAGGTCTCCGTGCATGGTTAGCACCAGTTGACCAACCACACGAAAACTTTGTGTTCCCAGAAGAAGTTCTTCCAAGAGGCAACGCATTGTGAACAACATCGAAGTCTTCTTTTACTTTGTTTGTTTTGCTGTTATTGCAGGTGCTGCATTTGCGATGATGTGGTCTAACATTCAGTCCATTAACGTGGAAATGAACAAACCAAAACCACGTCATCCAGAAGCACCTGACCCAGGAGATGAAGTAATGTATGTAGATTTGACCAGAGAAAAACTGGAAAGTCTTTACAAAGAGGACCAAGATTGATATACTTGGGAGGGAAACCTCCCTTTTTTTCTAAATAAATTTCGTATGACATTCACAATTTATTCACGCGATGGTTGTCCCTATTGCACAAAAGTGACTCAAGTGTTACAGTTGGCAGAACTTAAGCATGTTGTCTACAAACTGAACAGGGATTTTACCAGGGAAGAATTCTATGAGAAGTTTGGGAATGGCTCCACCTTCCCCCAAGTTCTTAAAGATGAAACCCACCTTGGAGGATGTACTGACACTGTTAAGTATCTTAGGGAACAGAAGCTAGTCTAATGAATCAGAACCTCATCGATATCTGCGATCTCATAGAACATGCTATTGATAATGCATTCGATGGACAAATGAATTTAAAACTTTATGACTTCCTAAAGTCAAGTAAAGTCAAGAAAAATGAGATCGATCTATTCATCTCCAGTTCAACCACAAATGAACTTGGTAGTTTAATCCTAGATCTTGATGAATATATCAAAGGTGGTTCTGACAATGATCATAAACAGTTGCGAGAAGGTTACGGTCATATTCCCAAACCTCAGGCAAGAAAGATTAGAAACTACCTTGAGAGTTTCTTAATAGACGCAGCGAGGTATAGTAATGACCGAAGACCAGGGCGACGTAAAAAGCAATCTAAATAAAGAAACTCCCGACATCAACAGGGGAGTAGAGTTAATGTTGAGAAATAGGAGGAGAAAACCAGATCCACCAAAAACTTTTCAGATAAAGTTTGGCAACATGGTTTCTCTCTTCCGTAGAGAGATCGTATTTCACCTGAACTTTTATCTGGACATCAGGAAGAAGTAGAACTCTGGGAGTAGAGCAATGTTAGCAGTAACCCTGACGATCGGAACCTTAGTTTCCGTAATGTGTTTTTTCGTAGGAGGTGTGGTAGGATGGTTAGCAAAGGATCATGTATACCAAACACAACCCGTCTATACTCATCCAGAGATGTTTGACGAGAATGGTAACATCCTTCCCGACGAAATTTTAGCAGTAAGATTTGAAAACGATTATGACTACGACGACGAAGAAGACGACAACTAGGAAGAAGAGAACCACTACTGTGAAAGCAAAAGAACCACAGAAGTTGCCACCTAATCCCTTCATCCATGAAATCCTTGAGGTCGCTGATAAGCAACGCTCCAAGGCAAAGAAAGTCGAGGTACTGAAAGAGTATCGTAATGACGCTCTGACTGCTATTCTGATCTGGAACTTCGACACCAGTGTTATCACTGTTCTGCCGCCCGGAGAGGTGCCTTACAAGGAGAATGAAGTTCCTGTTGGAACTGACCACACATCTCTCCGCCGCGAGTGGAGACACTTGTATAACTTTGTGAAGGGTGGTAATGACTCTCTCACTGCACTTCGCCGTGAGACTATGTTCATTCAGATGCTTGAGGGTCTGCATCCTGAGGAAGCAAAGATCCTGTGCCTTGTAAAGGACAAGCAGCTTCAAACCAAGTACAAGATCACACAAGAGGTTGTGGCTGAGGCATTCCCTGACATTCGCTGGGGAGATCGCTCATGACTTCATCGGTCCAAGAAGAAACAAAGATGGCAGAGTTTAAAGAGGAAACCCCTAGTCTTGTGCCATCTAACTATGGTTGTGAAATTCTAATTGAGAATGGTACTTGGGCACAGGTGTCAGAAAAAAACTTCCCTAATGATGCACGTATTGTCACTTATATTGTAGATGGTAAGAAGTGCTATGATCTTACGAGAGGTCGTAAGATCGTCAACATCTTTGATATGTACTGGGACAAATACAAGCACGATCTGAAATCAATTGATTTTGGATATGGCAATCTCAATCCTAAACTCTGGGGAAACAAACCAAAGAAAGATAAAAAGAGAAAATGAACGATGATGATCTTAAGGATCAAATTAATGAGTTGATCCGTGATGAAATCCAAGATGTTATCAATGAATATGTTGACACCAGGGACTCCACAAAACAGGGAGGACTTGGTTTTGTATCCAATGATGACGAGGGTGAGTTAAAGGTAAACATCTCAAATGATGAGGTGAATAAACTTATTAAAGAATATAAGAAGATCAAAAAGAATCAAAAGTCTAACTTTTCTCAAATCAAAAAACTAGGTCTTGTTGACAAGTTTGGTAAACCACTCAGTTGACATACCTAGTAAATAGTATTATGATCACATCATGTATCGTTTAAATCATGTACAAACCATACTCACCTGAATGGCACAGGTATAGATACCTGAAAGAAGCCATTGACAAATACCTGGATGACTACGTTGATAATGATGTGATTCGTAGTGATATTTTGAGTATTCTTGGTGACAGATCTGAAGCAGCTTACGCTGAATTTAATAAGACTTCAGAGTTAGAGTCAAAACTGCGAAAGAACTAAAATGCTTTCTACCCAATACAGACTACGATTAGAGTTTATTTGTAAATGTATTGCGAATGGTGAAGAGGTAAAACTCGAAGATATGATTTGGGCTGAAAAACTCAGCAAGGCAAATACTACTGCAAGAGAATGGTTGCGTAAAGCACGCCGCCAAGCTAAAGGCATTGAGGAAGGAAGCACTGATGATTTTCTCAATAGGATGGGACTAGGAGACCCCGACCCATCCAATCATAAGACGGGGTTCGATAGTGCTGATGAAATCGTTGATTGGTTCCAAAGAGATAAACCTGACGACTGGAGGCAACGTGACTGAAAAACAAGTTCCATGGTGGACACTGCATGAAGTTGCAGATGAACTGAATGCCACGTTGAGACACATTACTTGTGTAGATAGTAATGGCAGAAGGTATAAACGTGTTGTATTAGAATATGAAGAGGAGGAAGAGTAATGCAAGCATTGATTTATTCTAACGGCAGTCAAGAGTGTGAACGTGCCAAGATGCTGCTTGAGGCAGTGCATGAAGACACTAAAGAGTTCTTACTTGGCACTGACTTTAGTGATAAACAGTTTCGTGCTGAGTTTGGTGAGGACGCTGAGTATCCTCAGATTGCCATAGGTCTTCATCACCGTGGCACACTGAAGGAGACCATTCAATACATGTCCAATAAGGGTATGTTTTTGTAACACGTTATACCAAACTGCTTGACTAAATAAGGCATGATGGTCTATAATAGACCTGTCGTTCATCCCACTCTGTGGGACGCAAGTAGGTCGCGGAACGGATCGTTCATCCCCTAGGGGACGCAAACGACTGAAGGAACGGGGAATAAACCACCCTAGTATTTCAGGAGTAACCACCATGAACACCTTAACACTGATCAAAAACCAAATCGAGAAAGCAGCAGCTCTGCATGACGCACAAATCCACGTTACTAAGTATCGTGGTATCGACTGCAAAGTGCATGAAGCAGGTGAGGAAACTCACGGCACCTTCTGCTATCGTGGACGCACTTACGTCAAGTGATTGCATAACCGACTGAATAGTGTTAGAATGGGAGGGTGACCTCCCATTTTTTTATGGAAAGAGACAGACTTAAACTTATAGTAAGGAATCTAAAACTGTTGGTTGATGCTCTTGAGTCAGAAGTATATTCTGATCCTGCTGCTTATGTTGACAAACGGGAGAACTTTGATGATCCCATTCCTTTCCCTGTATCAGATTACGACGAAGTATTTAATGACGATGACGGATACCCTGACTAAACTTATCAGTGTCACACCTGATGCTGAGAAACACATGGCTTATTGTGCCCGTGTGAGCAATCCAAACAACCAGGAAAACGAAAAGTTCTCAGGTCTGTTGAGGTACTGTGTGAAGCATCAGCACTGGAGTATCTTTGAGCAGGCATACATGACCTTGGAGATTAATACTACCAGGGGCATAGCGGCTCAAGTGCTTCGTCATAGGAGCTTCACATATCAAGAATTTTCACAACGCTATGCTGATTCCTCCCTACTCGCGGAGACGATCCCTCTACCTGAACTACGGCGTCAAGACACCAAGAATCGTCAGAATTCTATTGATGATATTGACCCGTTTGTCCGTCAGGAGTTCCAGATTAAAATGCAGAAGCACTTTGAGGAAGGAATGAAACTCTATAAAGAAATGCTTGATGCATCGATTGCAAAGGAGTGTGCCCGTTTCGTGCTTCCTTTGGCAACGCCCACTAAAATTTACATGACGGGATCAGTTCGTTCATGGATCCACTATATTGATTTGCGTTCTGCAAACGGTACACAGAAGGAGCACATGGACATTGCGTTGGGCGCAAAGAAGATCTTCTGCGAACAATTCCCTGCCGTTTCTGAAGCAATGGAATGGATTTCATAAATATTTACACTAAGACTTGAGGTTTATGCCAACTTACCCTGTTATTAATTTAGAAAGCAAAGAAACAAAAGTACTCAACATGACCATGAAAGAGTACACAAAGTGGAGAGAAGATAATCCCGGTTGGGACAGAGACTGGTCACAGGGGTGTGCAAGCACCCAAGAGATGTTTAGATGGACGGGCGAGGCTAATTCCTCTGGTTGGAATGAAGTCTTGGACCGTGCGTCTAAACAACCTGGTGCCACTGTCCGTAAAAACCGCGATTACCAATTCTGATCTCCTATGCCCGCAAAAAGAAAGACTCAATCACCAGTCCCTTTTGGGATGTCTAATAGACAAATGAAAAGAAAGAAACCAATCAACGCCGATCTGATGAGATCCGTTGAACCTCTTACTGAATCTCAGAAAGAACTTTTCCGATGCTATCAGAACAATCAAAACCTGGTTGCATATGGTTGTGCTGGAACTGGAAAGACCTTCATTACCCTCTATAACGCCCTGAAGGACGTGATGGATATGAAGTCACCCTACGAGAAGATCTACATCGTCAGGTCGCTTGTGGCTACCAGAGAGATTGGATTCCTTCCTGGAGACCATGAGGATAAATCATCTCTTTACCAGATTCCATATAAGAATATGGTGAAGTATATGTTTGAACTTCCCACTGAAGCAGACTTTGAGATGCTCTATGGCAACCTTAAAACTCAGGGAACGATTTCTTTCTGGTCCACTTCTTTCATTCGCGGAACTACATTAGACAATGCTATTGTCATCGTTGACGAGTTCCAAAACTTGAACTATCATGAACTTGATAGTATCATCACAAGGATTGGAGAGAATAGTAAGATCATGTTCTGTGGTGATGCTACTCAATCTGACCTTACTAAATCTGCGGAGAAGAATGGTATTGCAGACTTTATGAAGATCTTGCGTATCATGCCTTCTGTTGATATTATTGAGTTTGGGGTGGAAGATATTGTTCGCTCTGGATTGGTCAAAGAATATCTGCTTGCCAAAATGGAAACAATCTAATGAGTTTTATTCATCATAATTTTCTAGGTGACCTTGAACTAAACAAAAAAGAAACGAATGGCATCCGCTTGTACAATCTCCCTGATGGTCAGTGGGTGCCTTCTATTACGTCTGTAACTTCATTCTACAACCGACAGATCTTTGTTAAGTGGCGTCAGCGTGTAGGTATTGAGGAAGCGAATCGTATTACGAAGAAAGCAACTACTCGCGGGACTGACTTCCACGAGGCAGTTGAAGTGTATATGCGGAACAAAGAAATCAACTGGGATGACTTTCTTCCAGCGACTAAGTTCATGTTCCACCACGCCAAGCCATATCTGGACAAGATAAATAATGTACACGCTATAGAAAGAACTCTGTATTCAGAGTATCTTGGTTTAGCTGGTAGAGTTGACTGCATCGCAGAGTACGAAGGAGAACTTGCAGTCATTGACTTCAAAACATCTGAAAAGATCAAACCCGAAAAATGGTTGGAGAACTATTTCGTACAGGAAATGTTCTACGCCACAGCCTATTACGAACTGACTGGTATCCCCGTCAAAAAACTCATCACTCTCATGGTCACACCCGGTGGTGATGTCAAAGTATTTGACAAACGGAACAAAGGGGACTATATTAAACTTCTAGTTCGTTACATTAAAGAATTTGTACATCACAATACTGGGTCAGAGAATGG